AGTTGCTCTTCTTTATCATCAACTGCTTCTTTAAGTTTACCTAAAGGACCTTTAGGTTTTTCCTTTACTTCTGCCATAATATTCTATTTGCTGTAGTATTTATGTAATAAATATACTCCCTGTCATACTACCATGTAATTGACAGATATAATAATATGTTCCTACTGGTACAGAAGAAGTATCCCACGTAATAGTAGTACCAGTTGATGCACCATTATTTGCTACACCATCACTTCCACCTAACGCATTACCTGTTCCAGTAGTTTGAACTGTCTTAAGAAAAAATGGATGTCCACTTGCATTCATCTCAAAACTTATAATATCTCCTTTCCTAAACGTCAAGTTAGGATCAGTCTTATTAGTGTATCCAGAGTTCCTATCATGACCAGTAAATGCATAGTCACTGAATGAAGGAGCAGTTACTGCAAGATTATATGTTAAAGGACCAGGTTGTCCTCTATGTAATGTTCTTTTTCTTGGATATATTTGACGATTACCATATGGTTTAGCAGTATTTCTAAAACCTTTCAAAGTATCTCCATACCAACCATCAATCACACCTGTTGTTGGTCTTACATTAGTACCAAGTAAATATCTATTTTTTCCTGGTGAAGATGGTGTACCTAAACCTGCACTATGTACTTGTGATGAAGGATCAGCAACAGCTGCAGGAAGATCTATTACCTCAATCTGACCCACCATTGAAGCATGAGCACCACAAATATAATAATATGTACCTGGTGATACTCCAGTAGTATCCCATTTTATTGCACCAGTAATTGAACCTTGAGCAGATCCAGTTGTACCAGAAACTAAGTTACCAGTTCCTGTAGTTGGAGCAGTCTTAATATAGAAGGGATGACTAGTTAAAGGTCCTGTATTATTTCCTTGACCATCATATCCAAGGTAGAATTCAATTGTATCTCCAACATACATTCTAATCTTAGTATTCTGAGCAGTGTTAGGAGATGGATTGTAATAATATCCATCAATAGTAAATGCATATACACTATAATAAGAAAAACTTGGAGATTCAACAAAAGCAAGATGATCTTTTGCTCTATCATCAACGTAATTAGCCATGTCATTGACTTTACAATGATTCTCTATCAAATTCTGAACATCACCACTACTTAATCTATATTTGTTTCCAGCATGACAAGCAACAATACCAGATACCTGTGGAGTTGCCATACTAGTTCCACTTATTGCTTTAAAATAATTGCTACCACCATATTTTGTATCAAGAGCTCCAGCTGAACTATATGCAGAAACAATTACAGAACCTGGTGCATATACATCAACCCTAGGTCCGTAGTTTGAGAAACTAGATCTACGAAAATCTTTCCATGTACTAACTGAACCAACACACACAGCACCCTTCGCAACACCTGGTGATGATCCTCTATTGTAATAATATGTTCCTGGTGCATTAGGAAGATTCACACGGTTATTATAATCTTGATGTGTTGTTCCTGTATTGGGATCAATCTGAGGAACTGCCATAAGATTATCATTACTAGCAGCAGCAATAACAATAAGACCATCTTCAATAGCATCTTCTACATCAGCATTTACAGCTGCAACTGAGATAGGAATTTCTGTATTGCTATATTTAAAACCAAAGTCTGCTGCAATTCCATCCATTGACCAACCACTAGGACCAGGATTACTAGAACTATAAGTAGTACCTCTGTATTCAACAAATCCAATATCATCTATTGACCATCCATATGGAAAATCTTCACTAAAATCATATCCATAACCCCAACTATGACTAGTTACTGTAGGATTTCTTCTTCCTGTTACAGGATTTATAGGTTTATTTCTATGGAATGCTCTCAAGTAATCAAACTCAAGTAAATAGGGGATTGGAGTGGTTCCAGAGTGTCCATTCAATAACTGAAGTGCATAAATGTTTGCTTCAGGAGCCCATCCATAATGTTGTCCTGCAATAGTTCCTGCACAATGTGTACCATGATAGGATGTGTTGACAGCATTATCAACATAATTTGGATACGTTCCTGATGGAAGAGTTTGATTATCATCATCTATTGCACCAACAAAAGTATTCAGATTATACCAATCATACTGTACGAATCTTGTTTGACCAGGATTGACTGTTGAACTATCCCACTCAGCACAGTCAAAAGAAGTTGTATCATCACAAACAACTATATCAACATGTCTACCATCATTAAAAATTTCTAAGTTATCAGTTACAATTGAAGAACCATTGCCAGGATATCCATAACCCCATACATTTTTTTGTCTTTGAGCATCAGTTCCTGCACAATGTATCTTACCCCAATCAAGATCAATTGGTTGGAAAGTACCTTGTTTTCTAAAGTTTCCAGAATGAAGATGCATTGTATTATTTTGCAATGCACATGGTTTTCTAATGATACCTAAATCTTCTGGTCTTTTTTCTACAGCTAATACTCTAGAGTCTCCACGCAAATTTTCTGCTTGAAGATCAGTCATGTGATAGTGAGTGTTTCTACTGAGAGGACGCTTCAAACTAATTTGATATCCATCTGATTTCATATCAGCATAAAAACTATCCAGATCCTCTCTATTTTTAAGAGTGACTACGTAAATAGGATCTGCCATTTAAGCCTCCAATGGTACGAAGTGTAATGTTACAGTAACGGCTGCTGTGTTACCACTCTTATTAACTACCTTTACATATGCGTTGGTTGATGGAGTGCCATCGTCATTGTAACCCATAGCAGCTGGCGTAATTTTTTGAGTAGCACCATCAGATGTAATAACCTCAGCAATAACACCAGAACCTGCTACTGGATCAGTAGATTCAGTTCTACTAGCATCTTGAGTTCTAGAAGTTGTATCTGTATAAAGAGTTACCCATGCAGCGTGAGAAGTTTGAATTTTATGTAATGCATATGTTTTTGCAGCTGCAATTGTGAGGTTTGCAGACGCACCGTTTGCAATAGTTGCTGTCGCATTAGCTGTAGTCCTTGATGATAATCCTGTACCACTACCTGTTTGGTCAGCAACCCATGCATAATCACTACCATTCCAACTCAAAATTTGACTGGCAGATGCAGATGATGTGTTTAAATGTGTATCAACATCACTATTAGCATAAGAAGTACCACCACCTGCAATCGTTATTGTTTTAACTGCACCAGTTCCAGAAGCGGTGACACCAGAACCTACGAAATTTAATGTTGTAGCAGCAGTAGAGAGAGCAGATCCCTCATCTTGTACTGTAAGAGTACTACCACCTCCTCCTGTTTGGTCAGCAACCCAGTCATAATCAGTACCAGTCCAACTAAGAATTTGACCAGATGTAGCAGTAGCAGTGTTCAAACGAGCATCTACATCACCATCAGTATAAGAACTACCACCAGTAGCATCAGCACCATTTACCCATGCAGATCCATTATATTTTAATACTTGACCATTAGTAGGTCCACTAATAGTTACATCTCTAAGTTCTCCTATAGATGAAGATTTATCTAATAGTTGAACCCAAGGACCTTGACTAACTTGAAAACTATTACCTTGTCCTGTATGTGAATGACACCAATAGTAAAGTGTGTCAGGTGCATTGGCAGCAACAGTAAATTCTGCTGTACGAGTAGTAGCAGCTGCAAATCCACTAACATATCCAGCCATGGTAACATTAGCACCATCTAACTTATATTGTACACCTGTCATGTAGTGTCCATTACCATTATGATCACCATCAGGACCTGTACTAAACATCAATGGATGAGCTTGACTGTTGTAAGTAGCGTTAGATGCGTTTGACTGATCAAAGATAAAAGTAACACCTCTATTAATAGAATATAAAGCAGGTTTTTCTACACCATCAAAATAAAATACTCCTGTTGCTTGTCCATTAACATTATCTACGGCTACAGTAACTGCAACATTAACAGTTCCACCACGAGAAAAATATCCATGTCCATCAGAGTCAAGGAGAGCAAACATACCCTGATATGTGCTATTGCTAACTGCATTTAAAGCAGTTGAATTAGTAAAATTATTTGAAAAATATAATTTATTCTGTATTGATACTGGATCAGTTATTGTAGTATTCCATGACAACACACCAGTATTACTAATACTAAGTCCAGAACCTACCTTTATACCACCAAGTCCTGTTGCACTTGCTGTTGGGAGAACATAACTACCTGTTACACCTTGTGATTTCCATGTTGTACCATCCCATGCCCACGTGATACCAGAAGCGGTATGTGCATATGAACCATCCGTTGCTTGCCCTGTTGTTGAGGGAAAATCTATTGCCATTTCTCAGTGTGCTCCGTGTTTTTATTTATTTTACCAAGTTGTTAGTGCTGCTCTTTTCCAAGTGTCAGTAGCAACGCAAATGTACACATATCCAGAATCATATCTAATATCACCTGCACTACCAGTAGAACTAGCAGTAGAAGGAGCGTTGCCTAATGCAACTGCTGCTAATGGTGGAGATGCATCAACCCATTGTGAACCAGTAGGATCTTGATAGAATACTTTTAACCTACCTTCATCAGATTTCCACCATAGGTCTCCATCATCAGGAGCACTTGGAGCAGAATCAGATGTAGTTACAGTTGCTCCACCAGATTGTTGTGCTGTTGCATTGATTGTAAATCCATTAGCACCTACAGCAGTAAATGTTACATTAGTACCAGCAGTAAGTTTAATATCATCTAAGACACCATCACTTCCTGTCAATCTTAGTTTGACATCAGCGTTATCTTGAACTGACTGTTGAGTGTAAGTAGTATTAGTATAAGCTGTTACATAACCTGCGGTGGCATGGTTACCCCAACCATATGCAGTATTCCAATTAGCAACACCAGCATCAGTAATAACATTGGTTCCCATATCAATGGTGTTGCCATTCGCATCAAGCGTCCCTCCAAGTTGAGGTGATTGGTCTTCTACAATATCTAAAATACCAGCAGAACCAGTACCTTGTATCCATCTATTACTAGCAGAGTCCCATTTAATATACCTATTGTCTACAGGATTTGGTATGTTAACATCCTGTAAGTCATTCACAGTTGCAGGTACAGTAGGTGCTCCTGATAAAGAAGCATACTGACCATCAAATAAAGTTGGTTTATTCTTAATAAAATCTAATGATGCTGAGTTACTTTGATTCCAATCAGATTGTAGTTGTGCAGCAGGTATTGTTGGTTGATTTAATAGATCAGTATAAGATCCAGTTGTTGCTACAGTAGCAAGAGTTGGTTTGTTAAGTATCTGTGCTACACCACTGGTAGCATTCCAATCAGCATTTACTTGAGCAGATGGTATAGTTGGAAAAGTAGTCCATTCAATAGAAGAACCAGTGGACTTTAAATACTGCCCACTGGTTCCACTAGCACCTGCTATCTGCAAAGGTTTTCCTGTTGCAAAATTTAAACCTTCCTTTGCTTCTACAGGTCCGTTGTCTGCGTAATTTGATATCTGATTTGTCAGTAACTTTGACATACTTCTAGTCCTAAAGATACTTTTTCTAAGCTAGAAGTATTTATAGTTATTCAGGACCGTCTAAATTATCTAAGTCTTTACCATGCCTATTAGTAAAGATATTGATGTCATCTACGTTTAATTTATATCCGTAGTCCTCATCCTTAAGATCTAAACTAAAATCATACTCTGCTTTATTCTTATAATAACTAACAACATTATCAACACTCCTAATAGGAGTAGTAAGAATAAGTTCCCTTACTTTACTAAGAGCTTCAAACATTGTCTCAAGTTGTTCATCTCTTTTCTTTTCTAGTGCTTCAATAATTGCTGAACGAAGAGCATCATCTGCTGCTTCAATGTGTTTACGAATACTCATGGTTATATGTCACAAGGGTTTTGAAATTTAGTTATGTCAGTGGCAATATATTTGTCACCGTTTGGTTTTTTAATAAGGAAATCCTCTCCATTTTCTATACGTGTAGTATACTTGTCTAGGTCTCCCTTAAATTCTTCTTCAGTTAGTTCTATCATACGTTACAACAGATATCTTTTTCTTGCATATATCTTATTGAATCTTGACAACCGCCAAGATTCTCACCGTTTAATACTACTTGTGGGAAGGTAGCATAAGTGCCAAACTGTTCATGAAATGATTTATAATCAAAATGTTCACCAAGTTTATATTCAACATAATTTAATCCTGATAGACTTAATACTTCTGTAATCTGTTGGCAATATGGACATCCATCCTTAGAGTATACGGTGAAATTTTTCATGTTTCTTTTATGGCAGCTAAGTAATCGTTGTTGAATAGTTCTAAACCTTTTTCGGTTAGGACATGATCATACATTTTATCAAAGACTTTAACTGGTAAAGTGCATACATTTGCACCATACTCAAAGGCTCTACCTACATCCCTGACGTTTCTAATAGAAGCAGCAAGAATTTGAGTTTCAACATCATGCCTTTTATATGTATTAGCGATGTCTTTTACAAGGCATAGACCCCCAAAAGAATTATCATCTACTCTACCTACAAAAGGAGAAACATATGATGCACCTGCCTTAGCAGCAAGTATTGCCTGTGATACTGAGAACACAAGAGTTACATTGGTAAGTATATCTTCGTGACTCAATTCATAACAAGCTTTCAATCCCTCACGTGTACATGGTACTTTAATTGTAACATTATCACTGAGATCAATGAAAGGTTGTGCTTGTTCTATCATCTCTTCGGCAGTATCTGCTACCACTTCAGCAGAGATAGACTCTAGATTAGGACACGCTTGATAGATTTCTTCAATAACTTCTTGTTGATCTCTACCTGACCTCAAGATTAGAGTGGGGTTAGTAGTAACACCATCAATCAATCCAGTCTTGTATCCATCAATAATTTGTTCTACTTCAGCGGTGTCTAAAAATATTTTCATAGTATTAAGGTGCGTAAGTTATTAATCCTGCAATGACACATCTGTCATCAACATTAGAGGGTGGTACTTCATGATAGTGATGTCCTTGAAAGAACAACACTTGACCAGCAGTAGGTCTAATTTCCTCACCATTTAATATAACTGGTGAAGATTCGTCTGGTGTATTGACATAATAAACGAATGCTAGTGAGTAAGGAAAGTGATTGTGTTTTGCTACACCTTCACCTTTTTTATATAAGAGTCCCCATGCATCACATACTCTAAATGAATATGGATTGAAACCCATCTCACCACCTGCACCAAGTTCATCTATATTAGAGTTACTTTGGTCAGCAAGGTCAAGAAGGTATTCTTGATCGGAATAGATATGTTTTCTATTACCATCGTCATCATACTCTATTGAAAATTTATGAGCAGCAAGAGCAGTTATCTTTTCTATCCAACTCATAAATTTATCTACCTCTGCTATATCTCTGTTGCGTACAAAGTATCTAACATCGGTAATCCTTCCACCTCCATTTACCTGACGATCAAAAGCACCATCAACAATCTTATATAAAATAGGATTGAATTCAGATGCTTTAGACCAAGTATAAAGTTGATAAAGTTTATTCACCTTTCCTCAAAAGTTAATTTTCTAACTTTTCTTTTGCGTCTCTCCTCTTGATATTGTAAGTCCTCTTCTGAAAAAAGAGATTGTTTTTTAACTTTCTTATTGTTTTGTAACAATACAACAAGATCCATATTGTTTGCAGATATAACATCCTCATTAATAGATGTCATATTACTACAACCACAACAAATAATCCTACTTGACTGTCCTTGCAACTCCTTTCCACAAGCAGTGCATCTTACTCTAATCATTGTTCTGTAAAATAATCTTTCTTATAGTAACGTCCTAAAATGTTACTGTTGTAATACTTTGGAGACCCATCTTCTAAAGTCTCTTGTAATACATTATTTAAAAATAATTGCTTAGTTTCTTCGTAGTTTACTTTGCCAAGGGATTCATGGAGGGAGAGGATTTCTCTCTTGAATGATTCTCTTCCAAGTAATTTAACATCGGATTTAAGTTCGTCAGAACTTCCGTAGTACTTTTTCCAATTACTCTCAGATGTAACCCTTCTTTTTCCACCACTAGGCTTACGTTTCTGCCAGAAATATTTTCTTCCGATGTATTGCTTG